GATGCCGATAGGAATGTCAATATTTTTGACATCACCATCTGGTCCCTCTATTTCATATGTTAAATTTATATCTGGTTGAGTTGTTTTAATATGTTCTCTAAAAGCTCTAGAATCTTTAGCTAAGAAATAGTTATCTACAAAATCTCTTATTGTTTTTTTATCGGTATCTCCATTAACCGAAAGAATCATATGTTTTAGTCTGGTAGATAACTCAGGAGAAACTAATTTATTAAGTTTTTTAAGACCTTTAATTTCTGTTTCTATTTTGCTTTCATCATGCTGAGTGAGAAGCTTATAAGTTAAAACAGTATTTGATGTAGGAAGAGTAAAAGTAAATTCGTTTTTTCCTTTAGTAAAGTTTTCTTCATCAAATTCTTTATTCGATATAGTAGATAAATCAACTACATGTTCTTCATTATTATAAGTAAAGCTATAGTCTTTACCATATCCTAAAACGCGAGCTGCTATCATAATAGCATTTTTATCTCCTATGATTAAATCTTTGTAGTTAATTTTAGATACAATTAGAGATTTTAATAATTCATCAATTACAGTTCCATTATTAATGTAATTTTGATTAGTTAAAATATCTTCTTCTTTAGCGGTCATGTACTTCATTTCTATCTTACCGCTTGATAGTGGATTATCTTCAGGATAAACCAAGCCTTTTGAAGGCAATTCAACAATTTCTGTTGGAAACTTTAATTCACTCATTTATTAATAACTTTATTTGTTTGATATAAATATATCGAAAAACAAGGAAGGCGTACCTAAGTACGCCCTTCTTTTTATAATATTTAGCTTGTATTAGAAGTTCAACACGCAATAATCAGGTTGTACTGTCATTGAAATTTCAACAGCACCCTCATTATCGTAATTGTATTCACCAAATGATGCTTCAGTAATGAACGCACCTTTAATGATCCATTCAGAAACTACATCACCAACAGGACCCAAAACGTTTACTGTTAAGTCTTTCTTGTAGAAATCTGAGTAGCCATCTCTACCTGTTACTGACTCGTGGTGTAATCTTACCCATTCCATTACTGCTTGTGCTCCTGAAGGAGTAATAGCATCAAATAATGTCATTGATATAGTACCCCAAGTAGTTTTGCCTTTAATATTTCTTTGAATATTAATGTGGTTTAAATTTACAGTTCCTTGTGATACTGTTACTGCACCCATTCCTTTAATAAGGTATGCTGGGAATCCATCTACGTACAAAACAAATCTATTCTGTTGTTTTGGTTCAAATGGGGTGAAAAATATTTCGTTTGGATCTAATACTGCCATTGTTATGTTTGTTAATAAATATTACAATTTCTACTTTTTATTATGCTGGGAATTCAGCTCCTGTTGGTAAAACGTTGAAATCCAAGATTATAAATTCAGCTGTTCTTGTTGGTTGTAAGAAAATCTGACCTACTAATTGATTTCTATCGATTACATCTGGTGTGTTATTTGAAGCATCCATCACTACCTTAAATGCATAAACACCTTGTCTTTGTTGTACGCTTTCGAGGTATGGATTTACTTGAGCTAAGAAGCTGTTTCTTGTAGCTGCTGAGTTTTGTTCAAATACTAAGTTATTAGCAACTTGTCCAATATAGCTCTTAAGAGCAATCAACAATCTTCTAACATTTACACGATCGAGTGCAGATGCTTTCTTTTGTAATGTCTTTTGGCCAAATACTACAGTTCCGTTTGCTGGGAAGCTAGCAATTGGGTTAATATTAGCTTCGTATAAAGTATCTCTATTAGCTTTAGTTAATTTTCTTTCTGGTCTAACTACTGTGCTTAAACCACCTCTATTGATACCTGCTGGTGCAAACCATGGTTCAGAAGCATTGTCATTAAACGCATAAACACCTGGGATCAATGTAGACGCTGGGACCCAGTTTAATTTACCAGTATCAGGGTTTGTAATTTGAACCCAAGGCCAGTAAGTTGCGGCATATGATGAATTAAGAGCAGTTGCTGAATTAACAACATTTGCAATTGTAGCACCATAATCTTCAACATCTAATACTACAATTGCATCTCCTCTATTCTGAGTATTAGAGATTAAAGTATTTAATGTGCTAGTAGCATTTGATAAGCTATGGATTAAACCAGGAGCTGTAATAACATTATACTGATATTCATCTTTATTGTTTAATAAGCTAATAGCGTTGTCATAGTTACCAGGTAACAATCCTTGGAAATCTGCGTTAGAAATATTCTCATAATATTTTCCAGTACCTGTTAAAATAGTTCCAGTAGCACTAGCAAATGATCCTGAATCTACTATTGGAATAGAAGCTGTATAAGCGGTTTTAGCTGCTCCATTATTATCAAAATAACCCGCAGTTGGTGTTTCTACTGAAGCTACATAAACATATTTACTATTATTTGGGTAGCTTCCAGAAGGTTGGAGATAGGTAACACTTCCGTCAGTTTGTAAAGTATATGTAGTATCACCTATTACTCTAGCTACATAATTATCTTGTTCTGGGTCAAGTGATACGTTAGCAAATGTTTCTAAGATGATTTTTTCGTTATTGTTATCATCTCCTCTTCTAATATTAAGAGTAAAGGTACCTGATGAAGTATTGGCTTGAGAAATTTCCCATCTTATATTATCAATAGAACCACTTGGCAATGAACCACTAGCATCTAAAGTACTATCACTATTCATAATAATACCCTCAGAAATAGTGTTAAGAACAAATGCACAATCACCCTCACTACCTGAAATGACATTAGCACCAGTAGTACCAGTTGTAGCGGGAGTCCAGCTACCTGAGGCTACTCTAGTTACTAATAATGTTTCGCCTCCGTTTTGGAAATAATTGTAGGCTGAAATGGAAGTTAAGAATGAATAAGTTTGGCTAGCACTTACAAAAGTGGAACCAAATTTATTTTTAAATTCACTATAAGAAGTAACTACAGTTGGAACCTCAACCGGTCCTTTAACTGTAGGGCCTATAATAGCAGCTCCTACTGTTACGGGCTGCTGGGTGATAAATGACTGGTCGTTTTCTCTTGTAAAGACTCCAGGTGATACTATTTGTTCTGCCATTTTATTGTTATGTTAATTTTTTTACTCAGTTTTTGTAAACATCCCCGAATCTAAATTAACGGTTCCGTTTCCATATTTTTGTGTTAATTCGTTTCCAATTTTATTTTCCTCTTGTTGTAACTTACCAACAGTTTCTACTAATTGATCTTTTTGTAACTCTAACAATTGTATTTGATATTCTAATTGCCCAAATCGGGTTATCAAATCCTGTTGTTGTTGTTGTAACTGTTTAATATAGTTTATTTCTTCTTCAGATAACTTAATTTGTTCACTCATTTTTAATAAATATTAAAGTTTTTTCAAAACCATTTGTTGATAAATATTAACTTTTTTTTAAAAAATATTAGTATCTGTATTTTGGGGATTTTTTACATCAATTTGATTTTGATCTAATTGATCAAAATTAGAAACTGTTTCTTGTTGTATAACAATTTGTCCTTTACTAAAACGTTTTTTATCTACTGTAAGATCTTTTTGTGGGATATCTGGGATCATGTACCCATTTAAGTTAATATCAAAGTTGGCTCTGACTGTTCTTTCTGCTCCTTGGTTGAGTTCAGTAATTGTAGTAAATGAATCTATATTAGCTTTAAATTTGAATCTTTCAGGGTTACCCCAATACGAATTAGCAGCATAATTAATAGCTTCAACTATTTTATTAAGTTGTTCTACATAGTAAGTATAAATTACACAACTGTAAGTCATGTTAACATAATCTGGAACTACAACTGTATGGTATTCTTTAATAGGTTTTCTATTGTTTAAAATATTAAACTTATCATAAGCATTTTGTTTATTATATGCTGTTTGAGTATAAGCTACATTAGCAGGACGATTAGCATCTAATTTATTATATAAACCTTTAACAGGAGTTAAAGTATTACGTTTAAACATAATCATAGGAGCCATAATAGCACCCTTTTGATCTCTCATAAATCCATCACGTTGTACTGATTTCCATCTTTCAGGAGCACCGTACATTACAGGTACTTCAATGCGTTGTCCATTTTGAATTACAAAAGGTTTAATTACATTTTTAAAGTAGTAAACAATAGATTCGTCTATATCTTTAATTCCTATAGAAAAGGGTTTCGTAGTATCATCTCTATAAGAAGTTTTATTCCCTCTATTTAAATCTTGGCTTTGGTTAGGATTTCCCCTTTGGGTGTCATAAGGTTTAATAAACTCATTAGTTATTTCAGCTTGAGTTTTAGGGATTGGTATTCTTCCTTGTGTTGCCATTATAATCTTTCTTTAGTTATACCAGGCTTATCACCAGGAACATAGTTAGTTTTACAAATAATAGAATAATTAGAACCAAACTGTTCTAGTCCGGGGTTAAGGGGGTTAGTGTTATATGGGTAATTAGGATTTTTACCTAAAATGTATTGGTTAGCATTAGTTGAATTTACTTCATAATACCCCCCATAATATAAAATAATATCACCTACCTCAGGTACTACACTAGCATCAATTAAATCTTCACGTAAGAATTTAAAGTCAATACCCCAGTCAAAATCTACACCCATATCGCTTTCAGGATATTGTTGATCGCCTCTTTCAACTAAACAATTAAACAATGTAGGACCATCGTAATAAGCCCCATCAGCAGCTTCACCATATATGTTTATTGTAGTTTTTTCTAAAATATATTTGTAAAAAGCACATTGTTGAGTAATAACATCCCCTAACAATTCTCTATTGATTGTTGTAAATAAATCTATATCACGTTGTCTGCCAAATAATGCCATTAGCCAATAAAGATAGTGTATGGTACTGCGCTTAAATCTTTTTGTATAAACTCAGCATTTGCTGCTTTCTTTTCTAATAACTTATTACGGGATGTTTCATCAAGATATGCTCTTAATCTTTCTAATAAAGCTGTTTTTTCTGATGTAGCTGCTGAAATTAAGTCTGCTTGGTTTAGTGTTACTTCACTCCCCGGAATAGGAACTGTGCTGTATTTGCCTCTAATATAACCTAACATTTCTTTACACAATGCTAAGGTATATTCAAATACCCATTGTCTACCAATTGAATTGATGTATTTGTAGGTTGGGTTTTCATAAGGTACAGTAGAAATATCAGTTACTACTCCTGTTCCTATACTACCACTTACAATTGCTTGGTTTCTATCTGATTTAAGGATATATTTAAAATATAAATTTAATCCATTTTTATTAGGAATAGGGAATATTCTTAATTGGTTATTAATTAATTCAAAACTATAGTTTGATTTTCTAATAGTATCATTAAAATCAATTGCTTGAATTTTAGATAAATCGTAATTAATAGGCATTAATAAGAAATTAATACCTGGGGTGTAATTACCAAATCCAAAAGCATCTAATAATCCTTGTACATCAGTACCTGTACCGGCATAAGGATCAAAATATCTTACAACTGATGGTGGGGCTTGATAAAATATTTCTTTAATTTCTAAATCTCCATTATCAATACTTTGGGACAAGGCCCAATCATTTAAATCATAAACTTGTTGATTAGCTATTAAATCAATACTACCTGTTCTCCAAGAAACAGTTCCTCCTACTCCAGCTTCTTCACCATATTGTTCAGCAAGACGAATAATAGTACCTAGATTTGGTTTTTGAAGTTTATAATTTAAGGCTGAACCTGTTGATGATCCTTCTAGTGATAAATAATTTTCACTTGCTTTAAAAGCATACACTTCATTACCATACGTTGTTACTGCTTCTTCAAATGCCGCATAAAAACTAATATCTTGTAATTCAACATCCGTAAGAGGATACCCTAAACGACGGGCACAAAATACTGCTACTTTATCAGCATCACACTGAAAGTCTAAATCATTATCGTAAAACCCGAAAGGAGTATCTCCAGGAAAAAATGAACTAGAGCCGGGCCAAATAGGAGTGTTTGCCATGTTATTTATCTATAAATATTATAAAAGTCGAGTAGAAATTTTAACTCGAGGGGTCTTAGCAGCATCAGAATTAACTATTTGAATTCTAATTCCATCTGTTATTGTAACAATTTGTAATTCTATATAATTTGATTGATCACCTATTCCGGCAGTACTAAAATCAGTATAATCTATAGAACCTTTATTAAAACTAGCTATTAAAGAACCTGCTCTTGTTCCATTATCATCATATATTTGATAGTCTGAGTGAGCACTATGGTAATCTACATCTTCAGCATTAGTTTGGCTTCCGGTTAAAATATCATACAAAACAGTTGTGGTACTAACTTCTGCTATACTAGAAGTAACATAATGAGTAGGAAGTTGTCTCCATCCTACATTGGTATCTGTTTGATCTTGATCTACAACTAAGTAATACTCATTAGAACCTGTAGCATACACAGTTAACCCATTAAAAAACGTAGTTATAGCGAAACGATCGCTAGCACTAGCCCTGATGAATCTATCATCAATGGGAACTTGGGTTTGTATTGTGAATCCACCTCCTAATAATGGCATTATTTTTTATGTTTTATGATGTTTTAAGTTGGGCTGTAAATGTTGTTGGGGCTACAAATTTATTTATACTTCTATATACTTTATAATTTCCTACTGTAGTAGGAGTAGTTGGGAAAGTTACTCCATCTAATACGTTTTGATTATTTTGAATTATTTGTGTTAAATTAGATTGACCTGATCCATATATTATATATATGTAAGCATTATCTCCGGGAGGGGTTCCCGTTACATCAACCGAAAAGCTTTGGTTGTGGGGATTTGTAGTACCAAATATTATATCTCCATCTACAACATCAGTATTGGCTTCCCAATTTACAACATCTTGTAATTCAGCAGCAGTAAATGAGGCACTAGTTGCTGAAGCTCCAACACGAAGGGAAATAATTCTATTATATGCCTTACTTCTAGTTTGAGCTCCTCCAATTGGGGTTAGTGGAGTTCCTAATCCATTTGAGTCCCAACTTTCACTAACAGTTAAAGTACTAATAGCACCTGTTGCTGTTACTGAAATTGGGCTACTATTACCTGCGGTTTGAGTAATACCATTTGATGTCCACCCATTAGCTGAGCCATTACTAGTTGTAAATGTAATAGTACCTGTAACTCCTTCTTCTATATTAGAAGTAGTATAAGTATTTGTACCATTATTACTGATAAAACTAGTACCCCCCGTTAAAGAATAACTTAAATTAATTGCTGGATCTCCTGGGTCTATTTTAGATAAAGTAGTGTTACTAGCATTACTAGTATTAAAACTTTCATTTGATAAATCTGCTAATTGAACATTTAATCCTACTTTAAATGTATGTGAACCTGAGTGGAAATAATTTACATAATCATTAATATTAAATGTTATGGGTGAGCTATCTACGGTTACTATATCAACTTCTGTTTCAACTCCTGATACATTTGCTAATAAAGAAGCTGAGTTAAATGTAGTACCATTTAAATTGTAGGTAAAACTAAATGTATAGTTATTATCTATCACGTAAGAACCAGCACCAGGACCACTAAATCTATCAGTACTAAATCCAGATACCGTAGGTGTAGAAGGGATTGGGTTTGATGGAGTCCCAAATTGTAATATTAATTCCGTTCCACTTGCTGTTACAAATACATTACTATCATAATCTTTTATTATTAATTTAGTTAATGTTTCTAATAAACTTGATCCGGTTTGGAATTGTACTATTGTAGTAGCACCTGAAGTTCCACTAGACCCTGAAGTACCTGATGAGCCTGAAGTACCTGAGGAACCGTTTACACCTGAAGTGCCTGAGGAACCATTTACACCTGAAGTGCCTGAAGAACCAGATGAACCTGAGGTACCTGATGAACCAGATGAACCTGAGGTACCTGATGAACCAGATGAACCTGAGGTACCTGAAGAACCAGATGAGCCTGAGGTACCTGATGAACCAGATGAACCTGAGGTACCTGACGAACCTGAGGTACCTGACGAACCTGAGGTACCTGATGAACCAGATGAACCTGAGGTACCTGATGAACCAGATGAACCAGATGAACCTGAGGTACCTGACGAACCTGAGGTACCTGAAGAACCAGATGAGCCTGAAGTTCCGCTTGAACCTGAAGAACCAGATGAACCTGAGGTACCTGAAG